CTGTTACTATTAGTTGTTCGTTTCTTTCAAGTACAGAACCACCTCGTCTGTAATGTGATAATTGTTCAATTGGCATTTTATTTTGTTTTTAGGGTTAATATTTCTTCTTTTAATGATTTTATTTCTGAACTCATCTCTTGAATTGCTTTAACCAATACAGGTAATAGTTTTCCATAAGATGCTTCTAGTTTTTCTGGATTCTCGTCATATACTAAATTCAAATAACCAGCTTTTGATTCTTCTTGAGCAGCTTTTAAATCTTGAGCGATAAACCCAAAGTCCTCTACGTCATGCTTTCCTTCTTCATCTCTATCGTTCCACACAAACTTAACAGGCTTTAATTTCTCTACAAATTCTAATCCTACAGGTAGCTCTTGAATTTCTTTCTTATCACGCTCGTCAGACAATGAAGTGATAGTAGTAACAGCAGCTCTGATAACTGTGTGAGATGAGTTACCTAGTGTAATAGAATTAGAAGCACTTGGAGTAGCTTTTAAAGCGTTTTTACCTATTAAAACATTATTGCTTCCAGATTGAGCAACATAAAATGGAGCAGTAGTATCATAAGCGCCAACATATACATTATTATCACCTCCAGAATATCCGTTACAAGCATGAGCGCCTAAAAATACATTATTATTTCCTATTGGAGATCCTCCTAAAGTATTTCCATTTGATACACCTAATGTTGTATTATTATTACCTCCTCCAGTCATAAATTGAAGTCCAGAGCTTGAACCAACAAATGTATTATAGTTTCCACTTGTTATTTGTTCTCCTGCGCCACCGCCCAAAGCTGTATTAAAAGTACCTGTAGTTAAATAAGGCATTGTAAAATTTCCAACAGCACAATTATTATAAGAACTATCTATCGCATTTAAAGATTGCCATCCTATTGCAAGATCACTTTGAGACCATGTAGAAGCCTGCATAGCTTGATGACCTATAGCAATACACCTATAAGATGTACTAGCATTCTCTAAAGTTTGCGTTCCCATAGATATATTTTCATATCCAGTAGTATTCGCTTGATTAGAATTTGTTCCGATGTTTATATTGTCTGCACCAGTTGAAGATACATCTACTCCATTAACATCTACTACCGTTCCTGTATTAGGAAGTACGGAATCAACTTTTAAAGGACCAACAACTGTTGTTTCAGTTTCAGTTATTTCCATAGCGGTATTACCGTTTTTATCAATAATCTCTACGAAATTGCTATCTCCTGGTAAATCAGGACCTGTGTAGCCTAATGGTGCTACTACGTTTACATTTAATTGACTCATATTATTTTGATTTTAAAATTTCTATTTCTTTTGATAAATCTTGAATTGCTTTAACTAATACAGGAATTAATCTTCCGTAAGTAGCCTCAAGTTTATCTGGGTTTTCATCATATACTAGATTAAGATGCTCATCATCTAATTCTTTTAAGTCTTGAGCAATGAATCCTAAATCTTTAACTCCTTTTTTAGCTCCGTCTCTAGTGTCCCACTCAAACTTAACAGGCTTTAAAGAATTAACGAAATCAATTCCATAATCTGATTCTTCGACATTTGTTTTGTCTCTAGCATCTGAAAGAGAAGTGATAGATGTTACAGCTGCTCTGATTATTGTGTGTGATGAGTTACCTAGTGTTATTGAATTATTAGTGGTAGCAGTTGCGGTATTAGAATTAAAACCAATACAAACATTATTACCACCGCTAGTTAACGTTGATCCAGCGAAAGATCCATATAATGTGTTTTGATTACCAGATGTGATTAATTTACCAGATTGGCTACCCACCATTACATTATGATCGTTTAATCCAGTTAATGATTCCCCAGATTTATAACCTATAAAAACATTATCAGATGAATTATTTCCAATATTTCTAGCTACTTCAGTTCCTATAAAAATTGATTGACTAGTATTGCTGCTTGCAGCTAAATCACCTATTAGAGTACCAATAGCAACTGTTTGAGGGCAAAAATCAGTTGGATTTGGAAATACACTAATCCCAAGATGAATTGCATCTGCGCTAAAAGAACCAGGAGAAGAATTAAAAGGCCTTAAATCATCTCCAATAGCTATGCTTCTAAGACCAATTCCTGTTCCTTTAATTTTACTTCCATTTAAGTTTACTGGAGTAAAATCACCAGGAGTTCCTGATTCTGGATTTATTATATCTACATTTAAAGTACTCATCTTATTTTAATTTAAAATTTCTACAAATATACTATAAATTCTAATCTAGTATTTTTAATACCTTACCTGTTGTCTTATCAACTCTTGCCTTCTTCATTCTATAATTCGTCTCTTTATTCTGAATATAACGTATCTCTACATTAGCTACTCCACCCTCTGTCTTTATATTCTCTGGCTCATACCTAGCGTGAGCTATACTATTAATATAAGCAAATGTTATAGCAAAGATGCTGTCATCATAATCATATCTAGGGTCAGCTGCCTGATACCTTGTCTGTCTATGACTATTCTGACTCTTTAAATCCTTCTCTACAAACGTCTTTAGCTGCTCCCAGAACCATGGTATATCTATATTGTACATATACGCCTCTAAAAGTTCCTCTAACTTAGCTATAATACGTGGCGCTGTGTTAGCCTTATTCGATATACCAAACCATTTACCTCCATGCATCTGAAAATACTCTGGTAGCTGTGCGTTAGCAGTAAACTTACTCTTAAACCCATGTATCTCCTGGAAATCCACGTGCATATCCCCGATGTTATTCTCCACAAGCTCCTTGACACCACCTCTTGCTATCTGATCGTAGTATAAACTCTGTAGCAACACCTGTAGATACGTCTGTTTAAACTTTCTATCTCTATGGAATACCACAGATGATACAGAATTAGTCAATGAATCCCATATAGCACTACACATCATGGAGTGTCCTGTCTCTGAGTTGATGGGGTCAGTACCTTGATACCACCTATTCTTCCATTTCTCCCCTTGTGGAGGATGATGAATTACTACAGCGGAGGTAGATACATCTTCTCTTGATCCTGTTGACACCCATTTAGCACCTATTATCTTATATTCAGTTAATAAATCTGGTGTGGGGCGACTAAAATCTAGTATAGGTTCAAAAAAACCGTAGTCTAAAGGCTTGTCGTGGCCGTATATCTCATTTAATCGCTGATTACAAGTGTGAATAGGCACTAAAGTACGTGACTTACGTAAGAACATGTCATCAATAGTGATAGGATAATGCTGATGGAACTGAACCTTAGCAATCTCCCCTTTCTTTGTTCCTTCTAGTGCCAAATAAGCCTTTCTCTCATTATTAATGTGAGCATCATTAACGCCTCGCCTTGCGTAAGCATTAAAGAATAGAGGTATAATACCATATTCATAATTCTTTTCTTTCCATTGTTTTAGACACATCTTAAATTCAGACTCGAATACAGAACCTCCCTTATCCATCTCTCCACCTGTACCCCATGCAAGGAACTGTTGCTGCATAGTCATCTTACCTGAGTCTGGGTTATACTTAAATAAAGCAGGCCTACCCTCACGCATCATCTCACCAAATATCTCAAATAAACCAATCTCATCAATGAATACAGCTGATGGAGATCCACCATTGATAGCATCTACAGCTGGAGTATCTACCTGGAAACGTGATGCACCACCATCCTCCCTACCTTTTTTATCTCCTTTCTTATCGAATGACATTACTTGGTCAGTCCAGTTCTTAACCTCTTGAGCTATTACATCTGGTAGCTTAGTGTATGTCCACTTAACCTTATCCCTAAATATCTCTATACCCTTGTCTTTAGAGTGAGTAACAAACTTAATGAAGTAGGACTTATTGAAGTTTACTCGCTTCATACCTGCTAGACACATGGTAGTGGTAAAACCAATCTGTCGGGCCTTACCAATCATAAGTGAATATCCACAGTCGAATAGGAAGAGAAGTACTTTCTGAGCATCCCAGGCTTGATACGCTAGCATACCATTCTCAGACCTATCTTCCTTGATATATCCGTATTTATTACAGAAGTAAAGGGTGTTATCCTTACATCTCTGTATCTCTCTCATTAACCACTCTACTTGTTCATCCTCTGTGTCGTAATCAAGTATTTCTGAATCATCTTGAACCCATAGTTCTGCTTGACGACAGTATGTTTCAAATGGTTCGTAATGTATTTTGTTCTGCCATCCGCTATTTATGGAGTCTATCCATTTAACGAATGATGTTGGATATTCAAATTCTTTGTGGGATGGTTTCCATTCCGTAGTAAAGATTTCGAGTACCTCTTTATTTTTTCTACTCATGTCACAAATTTAGTAAATATTAGTGACAAATAAAAAAGCCACCTCGTTTGGTGGCTCGTTTATAGTTGATTGGAGAATTAATATCCTTTATCTCTGGTTGTAGCTTCTGATTGACTATTAGCTATCTTATCAGATTTGTAATAGCCTTTCTCAGACTTCTTCTTATTCTTCTTAATCTTATCGTATTTAGCATACGCTTTCTGAATAAGTTTAGGATCTATGCCAGAGTTGTACATTATCTATAATTAATCGTTTCTGAATTTTTCTTTTCTACTTCTACCTAGGCTTCTCTCATATTGAGTTAATTCACTTTTAAGTCCACCTGGTTTAGTAAGTCTTTTTACATCTGCCGCTTTGCTTTCTTTATAAGCAGGACTAAGCTCTGTTTTCATTCCAGTTCCACCTCTAGATGCAATTTGTTTAGGACCTCCAAATGTAGCTTGTATTTTATCTCTTTTTTCTTTAGCAGCTTGAATAGGGGCTGGCTTAGGTGTTTTAGCAGAAGCAGGAGCTTTAGTGTTGTAATCTGGTCTTTTATCGTTTAACGAAGTTCTCATTTTCTCCATATCGTGTCTAGTTTTTTGAATCATAGACATGTGTTCTTCGTGACGAGCATTAAAGCCTTTCTTTTTCTTTTTACCTCCATCATCA